TACTCGCCCGGGGCGATCCGGCGGAGCGACGGGGCCGTCATCGGCCGACCTCGGGGAGCGCGACGTGGAGGCCGGTCTCGCCGGCGACGCGGTCGTGGCAGGGCTCGCAGACGGTCTCGACGCCGTCCGTGATCACGTCGACGATCGCGAAGGTCGCGGTCCGGGTCGAGTGAGTCCGGCAGGTCGCGCCGACGTAGCGGGCGCGGACGTCGGACGCGCGGTCCTTCGTCGCTCGGAGGTTGGCGAGGGCCTCGGCGAGGCTCGGGCCGTCGGTAGCGGTGATCATTCGGGGTGTCCCTCCCGTATCGGTAGAGCGCGAGTCTACCGGTACGGGGTGGTGACGTCTACAACGGCGAGCGCCCTCCTCGACCGCGAAGTGAGGAGGGCGCTCGCGCCTCGGGAGCCGACCGAGATCAGGTACCGCGGACCCGGGTCCGGGCGGCGTCGGCCCGGCGGTTACGGAACTCGCCGACCCGATCGCGCGAGTCCGCGACCTTCGAGCGGGCCTTCCGCGCGAGCGAGTCCTGCTGCCGCTGGACGAACCGGTCGACCCGCCGGAGGATCTCGCGGGTCTCGTCGTCGATCGCGCCGGAGCCGGGGACCCGGCGGGCGTGCCGGACGAGGCCGGACGCGACGAGCGCGGTCTGCTGGTCGTCGGCGACGTGCGCCCGGGGCGAGAGGTCGACGACCTCCGCGCCCGACGCGGCCATCGCCCGGGGGATCGGGAACCCGGGGACGTTCACGGCGAGGGCGGCGATCAGTTCGAGGTTCCCGCCGATCCGGCGCCAGTCGCCCGAGAGGGACGACGCGCGGAGGGCCGCGAGCCGGTCGGGGTCGGCGAGTACCTCGGGTCGGACCCGGCCCGAGACCCAGATCCCGTGGTCGTCCTCGCCGGCGGCGACGTCAGCGACGACGGTCCCGGTGTTGTCGTAGTGCGACGCGGCGGACCGGTGCCCGGCCGAGAGGGACGCGTGCCCGGTGTCCATCGTGATCGCGCCGACGGGGATCCGCTCCTCGTCGCCGCAGGGCTGGCAGCGGAACTCGCCCGTCGCGAAGTACGAGTAGCCGGCGGACGAGCGGGGCGGGGTCAGGCAGACGTCGTCCCGGCCGACGTGGCAGGTCCCCCACGTCGCGAGGTGGCCGTAGATCCGGCCGTCGTCCTCGACCGTGAGCGCGGTCGGTCCGTCGAGGCCGGGGTTCGAGAACCACGACGCGTCCGCGAGGGCCATCCGTTCGCCGCGGATCCGTTCGCCGGCGGCAGCGACGGCCTCCTCCTCCGGCTCATCCTCGGCCTCGTCGTCGGTCTCCGCGGGCGTCGAGGCGAGGACGATGTGCGCGTTCTCGAACGCGGGGAACGGCGTCGCGGTCCCGCCCATCAGCCGGGCGAGCGTGAACCGGAACACGCCGTCGACGCACCAGCCGTCCTCGTCCTCCTCGGTGCACTCGAAGTCGCCCTCCTGCCGGGCCATGTCGGCGGAGAACCCGAACCGGCCGTCGGACGCGAGGACGTCGTTCAGGGCGCGGCCGCCTTCGGACTCGTGGAGCCAGCCCTCCGCGGAGATCCCGCCCTCGCTCCGGACGATCGAGTCGATCCGGCCGGCGAGGACCGCACCGTCGTGGCCGAACGACGTCTCGGACTGGAACATCAGCGGGAGGGGCGGGGTCCGCCACTCGGTGGCGCCGTCCTCGATCAGGCGGCCGTCGTCGGTCGTCACGCCTTCCTCGACCACGACCGGGATCGAGAACCGGGCGAGGCCGTCGCCCTGCGAGGCGTAGACCTCGTCCGTGTCGACGTACTCGGGCAGGGCCGCGAGCGCGTCGGCGCGGGTCGCGAACCCGCCGGCGGGGCCGACGAGGGTCCCGTCGACGTACAGGACGTGACGGCCGTCCTCGATGCGGATCTCGAACTGCATGGCGGGTCTCCTCGTCGCGTAGAGGGTATGGGCTAGTTCGCCGAGATCGTCGGAGTCTCTGCGACGTCGATCAGGACGGACCGCCAGCGGCATCGGCAGCCGGAGTGGTCGCCCGGGTGGTACTGCCCGGTCGGCGGGAAGTTGTTCAGGTTCGTGAGGCCCGGGTCGTCGGGTCCCGAGAACGTCTGCCCGTCCAGTTCCTTGTGCGGCCAGAACGTGTTGCGCGGCTCGGTCCCGTAGATCCAGATCAGCCCGCGTTCCTGCACGCCGAGGGTCGTGAGGAGGTTCATCATCCGGACGCCGGAGGCGACGCCTCGGGACCGGAGGAGCACGTTCGCGTCGCGGGCGCGGGAGACGATCCCGGTCGCGGCGGTCGATCCGGCTCCGCCGGCGCGGGCGAGGGCCTCCCGGATGGTCTGGAACGGCACCCGCGTGTTCGGGTCGACCTCGCCGTCGTCGGGCGTCGAGGCGCCGAACAGGATCCCGAGGGCCGCGCCGACGAGCGCGTCGCGGAACCAGCGCCATGCCTCGGCGCGGTCCTCGGCCTGCTCCGCAGCGATCGCGTCGGGGTCGATCTCGTCGGGGTTCGAGTAGGTCAGGATCGCGGCGAGGGCGGCGCCCTGCGCGGCTGCGGTCCAGTCCTCGAAGCGACCTTCGAGGTCGTCGAACCCGTCCTCGACCAACTCGCGTTCGCCGGCGGCGGTCAGGGACCGGACGATCTTCGGGCCGAGGGTCGCGGCGACCTCGGACGCGGGGACGTTCGTCAGCGCGGCGGTGACAGCCTCGTCCTTCCGGGCCTTCGACCGGAGCCGGTTCCCTGCCCGTTCGAGGACCCGGGCCATCGACTGGTCGGCGGCGCCCTCGATCTTCGCGTACAGCGCGGCGTCGATCGAGTCGAGCGTCTCCGCGAGGGTGTCGAGGTCCGACGGGACGGCGGCCGTCAGCGCGCGGACGCGGGCGTCGAGGACCCGGTAGCGGAGGTCCCGGACCCGGTCGTCGCGCTCGACCGAGAGAACCTCGACGGACGCGGCGACGGCCTCGTCCTCCTCGCCGTCCGGCTCCGTGTCCGGGAGCGGCGTCGCCGGGGTCGCCTCCTCGTCGTCGTCGCTCCGGCGGACCGGGTCGAGCATCTGCCCGATATCGGGGATCTCGCCCGTCTTGATGGCGATCGTGATCGCGGCCTTGTAGGTCAGCCGACGCTCGATCTCGTCCTCGTCGGGGAAGTCGCCCTCGGAGAACCCGAGTTCCCGGACGGCGGCCGCGTCGGAGATCAGCAGCGCGTCGTGCGCCCACTTCGCGTCCGCGGTCCGGTCCGGACGGATCAGCAGGTCCGTCGCGTCGTAGCCGACGACGAGCCGGCGGAGGAGCCGGACGTCGTAGCCGTCCTGCAACGCGGGGCGGAGGTACCCGCCGGCGAACCCGCCGGTGATCAGCATCAGCGTCGGTTCGAGATGGGCCTTGAACGTCGACTCGTCGACCTGCCATGCGGTCCAGTGGTTCAGGTTCTCCTTGCCGAGGAGCAACTCGGGCGGGAGGTCGACCGAGAGGGCGAGGCGGCGGAGGGCCTGCTCGACCCGGGCGCGGGTCTCGGCGTCGAGCGACCGGGGGATCGGTACGTGGTGGATCTTCTCCGCGATGTTCCCGTCGCCGACGTCGACCTCGACGACGATCGGCATCACGGCGGCGGCGGAGGCCGGGTCGGTGATCGCCGCGATCGCCTCTTGCACGAACTCCTCGGCGAACTCGGACGGCTCGTCCTCGTCGCCGGCCTTCCCGTTCGACCGGACGAAGTCCAGACTCTTGTCGATCGCGAGGATCCCGGAGTTCGCGATCCGGGAGCGGGCGACGGCGAGGTCGCCTTTCTCGGCGAGGCGGAGGAACTCGCCCGTGTCGAGGATCGGCCGGACCGACGAGTCGGCGAGGTCGGACCACTGCGGGTGCGGCCGCCAGAGGCGGATCAGCAGGTCGTTGTCGACGTCGATCGGTTCGCCCTTGCGGGCGTTCGGGGACCGGCGGATCTCCCACTTGCCGCCGGAGCCGGCGGTCAGTTCCGAGACGGAGAGGATCTCGGGGGACCGGGTCGGGTCGTCGGGGAGGTAGAGGTTCCCTTCGCCGACGAGGCCGATGTGGAGGGCCGCCTCGGAGATCAGACCGGCGACGCCACCTTGGTTCGAGAGGCCTCCCTCGCCGTCTTCGAGCCGCTCCCACGCAGCCTGCGCGGCAGCGACGAGACCGGCCGGCGGCATGACGGCCTTCGGGTCTTCGAGGTCCGCGAGGTCCCGGAGGGGGATCGGGTCCTCGTCGTCGTAGGCCTTCCATGCGGGGAACGCTTCGACCTTCGAGAGGCCGTTCGCGAACAGGTCGAACGCGGCGTGGACCTCGCCGACGGCGTCACGGACGGCGTAGGCCCTCGCCTGCCAGCCTCCGCCTGCGGACGTACTCGGTGGCTTCGTCTCGCGCAACTTGACCTGCCGGGCGGCGGCGACGACGGCGCGACGAGGCGACGTACGTCCCGGGAGCAGACGGTCGAGGATCCCCAATCCGGTGCCTCCGGGCGGTCGCGGGTTCGGCCGTAGCGTAACCATGCGGCGGTCGGGACCCGTCGAGGCGCGACCCAGCCCGGGTCCGTCGCCAGAACCCGGGCCGGTAGAGGAGCGACTCCGGTGCTCGCCGTGCCGCTCGGGGGACCGTAGCCGTCAGTGGTCCCGGGAGGCGAGCAGGCCGGTCACGGCGGAGAACGTCGCGACGGCGGCGACGACCCGGAACGAGGACGGGTGGACGGCCCACCAGACGTAGACGCCGGCGCCGACCCAGACCGAGAGGCACCACGCGCAGGAGAGGAGGTCGACGAGCCACGCGGCGAGGGAGCCGACCGGGCCGGGGCGGTGCGCGCGACGGTCGAGGGCCTGCTCGATCCGCTGCGAGATCGGGGCGAGGATCGCGTCGTCCTGCCAGAGGACGACGAGCCGGAACGTCAGCAGGGCGGCGAGGACGAGTTCGAGGGCGTTCATGTGTGGACCTCGTGGGTGATCCTGCGGGCCTCGGCTCGACGACGGGCGGCCTGCTCGGAGGCCCACCGGTCGACCTTGCCGCGGACGTGGTCGAGGGCTGCGAGGTCGGAGTCACCCGTCGCGGTGAGGGTGAACCGGCGTACGCCCTCGATCCGGACGATCCCGTCGGTCGTCCCTACGCGGGTCGCGTAGGCCTTCCACTTCCGTCGCCACCACCGGGGCGGCGACGTGTGGATCTCGAACTCGTGTTTCATCGGAGGCCCATCTTCCGGGAGCAGGCCGGCCACGCGGCCCAGCCCTGCGCGTCGAGGACTCGCTCGGCTACGGCGATCTGCTGCTCGCGGGTCGCGTCGTAGGCGGCGTCCGGGTAGCCGTCGAGGCGGAACGCGTCCCACGTCGACGGGGCGAACTGGACGCCTCCCTCGTGGATCCGGGTCCCCCACGTCGCCGTGGCCGGGTCGTAGTCCCACTCGCCGTGCGACTCGCACTCCGCGAGTTCGTCCCAGACCGTGGGGTACTCGGGGTCGGCCGGCATTACGACCGGGTCGGGGGCGGAGTAGTCGGGCGTCACGGGGACGGTGACGAGGACGCCGGCGATCATCCCGACGACGATCATCCGAGTACCGCCTCGGTGGCGAGGCCGAGGAGCAACGCGAGGGCGACGGACGTCGCGAGGAGGACGACGACCCGGAGCCAGAGCGGGAGGAGGTAGTCGCCCTCCGGTTCGTACTCGGGCGGGTCACGGTCGATCCGGCGGTAGGCCATCGGGGTCTGCTCCTCGGAGAGACGGAGGGTGCGGCGGACGTTCCGGCGGAGGCGGGGCGTCCTCACGAGACCGGCTCCTGCTCGGCGACGACGTCGATCCGGCCGTCCTCGGTCAGGCGGAACGTCTTCAACGGGTGCCCGCAGCCGCAGCCGGCGCCGGCCTCGACGACGACCTCCGTGTCGAGGCCGAGGGTCCAGACGTTCCGGTCGACCTTCCATGCGCCGGCGGGGACGATCGTGGCGAGCGGGGCGCCGATCGTCTTCCGGCGGACGACGCCGACGGTCGGGCCTTCGCCGGCGGCGAGGACGACGACGCGGGCGGTCCCGTCGGGGAGCGGGTCGAGGTAGGCCCGGACCGGCTCGACGGTACGGGAGCCGGCTCGGAGGCGGGCAGGGAACAGGGTGTGCGGCATGGCGTCTCCTCTCGGGTCAGGATGCCCGACGTCGGGCGGTCCGGCGGCGGAGGGTCCGCCGTTCGTCTTCGGTCATCCCGCCGGCGATCCCGTCGTCCATCCGGGCGGCGAGGGCGTCGTCGAGGCAGTCGGGCCGGACGTCGCAGCGTTCGCAGATCGCGATCGCTCGGGCCTCGCGTCTTCCGCGGGCCTCGGGTCCCTCGAACTCGGACGGGCCGAACCAGAGGTCGAGGTCGGTATCGCGGCAGGCGGCGTACTCCTGCCACGACCGGTCGAGGTCCGGGGTCGGGTGGCGGCCGATCGCGGCGTCACGACGGGGCATCGGCGGTCTCCGCGAGTCGTGCGAGGAGGGCGTCGGTCTCCTCCGGGCCGAGCCGGATCCCACCGTCGTCGGACAGGGCCGAGCCGATCCCGACGAGGTTCCGGAGCCGGATCGCCCGGTCGAGGGCCTCGCCTCTGCGGGCCTGTACGGCGGCGCGCTCCTCCTCCTCGGCCTCGCGGACCGCACGGTGGCTCGGGTCGTCGGCGGCCGGGTCGCGCGGGGCGCCGATCTCCCAGCCGTCGTGCTTCCGGGCGGAGTAGTTCACGAACCCGCCGGGGAAGGCGTACCAGTAGGCGTAGTAGCCGGGGCCGGAGCGGTCGTCGGTCCGGTGCTCGTCGTGCTCGACGTCGGTCGGGATCACGCAGGCGGCGGCCCACGTCCCGCCCTGTATCTGGGCGCAGGGGAGGGGGTCGTCGTGGGTCCCGGGGCACCACGCGAACACGAACGGCTCGCCGGGCCGGTGGAAGTGCCCTCGGTGACTCTCCCAGCCGACCTCGAACCGGCAGTGCTCGATCGTCTGGACGCGGTCGGGGTGGGAGGTCACGGGCGGCCTCCGATCTCGGTCGACTCGTCGCGGCGGGTCCGGCCGCGGTGCTCGTCCCACGTCATCGCTCGGACGTAGACCGCGTTCGAGACCGACGGGACGATCTGGACCGGTCACGTAGTCGCGGATGAACGTCCGGGTCCCGGGGGCGTCGCCTACGAGGACGCGAGCGAGTTCCTCCCGGGCGCGGTCGCGGGAGTCCTCGGCGTTCCGGATCCGGGCCTGCGCCCACGTCGGGAGGGCGTCGAGGCGGTCAGCCACGGCCGGTCTCCTCGGTCTGGTCGAGGACGGTCGAGACCTCCGCGAGGGCGTCGCGGAGGACCGTGCCGAGGACGATCGCGACGACGAGCGCGACGACCGCGAGGATCGCGGTCAGCGCGAGCGACGAGCGGCGCTGGCCGTAGGGGCGAGTGGAGTGCATCGGGGTCCCTCCCGTATCTGGTAGTAGACCGCGACTCTACTAGCGGGGATGGTGGGCGTCTACAACCGGCGCGCACAGGACCCGGGACGACACGGTCGAGCAGGTCTCGTCGACCCTGAACTACCTGCACCGGCAGGGGCGGATCGAGGCGGACGGCGACGGGTGGCGCGTCTCCCGTCGGGTCCGGGCGAGCGCCTAGCCGAACGTCGAGGGCATCGACCGTCCGCGGTTCGAGTGGACGGTCGCCTTCGACACTCCCGAGGGCGGGTAGAGGTCAGCGAGCGCCCAGACGAGGGCGTCGAGCCGGTTCGGGGACCGGTCGCCGGGGACCCACGTCGTCTGCTCGCCTTCGAGGAGCGCGAACGTGCCGACGTGGTGGATCTGGTCGCCGTCGTAGAGGAGGGCGTACGGCTCGGCGCGGGTCGTCTTCCCGGCGGTCGCGTGGACGGTCTCGACCTTCACGGTCGGGTCGATCGCGAGGATCGTCTTCCGGATGAAGTCCTTCCCGCCGAGGTTCGACTCCGCCACGATCGCGGAGGCGCCCCACTCGTGGTAGGCCTCGACGGCGGCCTTCGGCCAGTGCTGGTAGCCGCGCCGGGACCGGTCGTCGAGGACGTACCCGTGCCGGCGCCCTCGGCCGTCCGGCTTCTGCGCGCGGCCAGCGACGATGATCCCGGCCTCGTCGGCGGTCTCCTCCTCGGAAAAGTCCGGGTCGACACCGACGACGACACGGCCGAGGGTCGGGACCCGGTCGGGGGAGACCCGGGACCGGCCGATCAGCAGTTCGTTCCAGAGGGCGCCCTCGACGTCGCCGAGGAGTTCTCCGCGGAGTTCCTGCGCTTCGAGCCGGGTCCCCTCGTAGAGGCGGAGGAGTTCGTCGCGGACGAGGTCGTTGATCTCCGGGTTGTCCCACATCGTGCCGCGGGTCAGGACGACGCGGCGGTTCGCCTCGTCCTGCGCCTCGCGGACGGCCTCGCGGATCTTCGAGATCGGCTTCGGGGTCGTCGACGCGACGACGCGGGGGCGAGGGCCTCGACGGAGCGCGGTCCGCATGAGGTCCCACGCGTCCTGCTCGTAGCCGAGTTGCTGCCACGCGGCGACCTCCTCGGCCCAGACCCAACAGAACCCGCCTCGGGCGCCTCCTCGAAGGCGCTGGACGTCCTGCTTGGAGTAGGCGCCGAACAGTTTCGCGGAGACGCCGTTCGGGAAGTCGACGAACGTCCCGCCCTTGCGTGTGACCTCGCGGATCTCGGGGTCCATCATCTGCAACGTCGCGGCGCAGGACTGCGACGCGTCGCCGAGGGTCGGGGCGACGATCGCGGGGACGTGCCCGCCGGGGACCTTCCGGTCGCAGGGCGGCCCGGTGACGTGGTCGTAGGTCGCGGCGCCGGCGCCCCACGTCTTCCCGGCTCCGCGTCCGCCGAACAGCCACCAGTAGAGCCACGTCCCGACCGGGGGCCGCTGATGGTCGTAGAGGTCTATGTCCTCGCGGCGGACCCACTGCCCTTCGCCGGACCGGAGGACCGTGTCGAGGTAGGCGATCTCGTCGGCGGAGAGGTCCGCGAGGAACTCCGCCCTCTCGTCCGGGGCGAGGGACGCGAGGAACGCGATCGGGTCGGCCGTGGTGGCGCTCATGTCGTGGAGCGGTCGGCGGGGGTCGAACCCGCACCTTCCGGCTGGGAGCCGGCCGTCTCACCTTCGAGACCTCGACCGCGGGGCGGTTCGGAGCGTAGGGCCTCGACCTGCCGGCGCATACGACGGTCGAGCGGGAGGACATACCGGTGCTTGCCCGGGACAGTCCGGCGGGGAGGGTTCGTCGCCTTCGCCCGGTGGTAGGCGCCTCGCGTGTGCTGCCACCGTCCGCCGATCAGGTACTCGGTGGTCGGGTTCGACTCGCCGGTGTAGATCCAGCCGGACGCCTGATAGATCCCGCCGTGGTGTCCCTCGTTCGGGTCGGCGAACGAGACGAGGAGCCGCAGGCCCGGGGCGACGTCGCGGAGGAGCCGGGTCGCGCGGGAGAGGACCGCGGAGATCGGGGCGTCGTGCCGGCGGAACGCGACGCGGGTCAGTTCGGCGATCTCGACGTGGTCGAGGTCCCATTGCTTCCCGAGCCACGGCGACGCTCCTCGGGAGAACACGACGGCGCCGACGAATTCGTCCCGCTCCCACGCGCCGAGCGTGACCGTCTTCCCGGTCGGCATGATCCCGGAGTAGTGCCAGTGCTCGACGGCGTACCGGGCGGCCGTCCGGGAGCAGTGGTCGACGCGGAGGTAGTCGAGGGTCATGCGTCGACCGGGTCGCCGGTGGCCGGGTCGACGTGCGCTCCGCAGGCGCCGCAGACGATCGGGTTCCGCTGGTCGAGGCGGCCTTGCCCGTCGGGGTCGATCGGGTCGAACGTCGGGGCGTACTCGCCGAGGCGGGCGCGGAGTTCGTCGTAGGCCTCGTCGTCGTAGCCGGTCCCGACGAACCCGCCGTCGGTCTCGGCGAGCCGTTCGAGGATCGCGAGGAGGGCCGGCTCGTCGTAGCCGCCTCGGATCGTGGTCTCGTTCAGCGCGACGAGGGCGGCCCTCGCCTCGGTGTCGTCGGTCGACGCCCAGCCGTAGACGACGGGGACCTGCCACGTCCCGTCGCGGCCGTCCGGGGCGCGGATCCCGGAGGGGACCTCGGGGGTCTGCGGGTCGTCGTGGAGCGCGAGGAGCGCGGCCTTCCGGCCGTGCCCGGCGATCAGCCGTCCGGTGCGGCCGTCGTGGAGGACGGGGTCCATGAACCCGAACCGTCGGATCGCGTCGGCGATCACGTAGACGTCGTGCGCCTTCGGGTTCTCGGGGTCCTCGTCGAGGTCGTCGAGGGG